AGCCAATTTATTTTCTTCATTGTACATCAACGCTCTATACCAAACCTCTAAGCCCGTATCTGAAAGTACATTACAATCCATCGTTATACGAAGTCCAGTTGATGGGTTAGCCAAATGCATTGGAGCCGAAACATAAGTCGATAAAGTTGAACTCATTTCGGGAGCCAATTCATGAACAAATCGATCTTTCAAAACTACTTTAACTTTCTTATCAGCAGCAATTAATTCATCAATGAATGGTGTACTTTCATCAATATAAATTCTGTAAGATATGATGTCACCCGAAGAATTGTACTCTGGCTTTAATTTTGTAACCAACAATTCAATCCCAACATTTGCTGAATCATTAGCTGGTGTTCCAGTAGTCTCTAGAGAAATATATTTTCCTGCTTTAATCTTACTAATACCAGCAAACAAAATTGCTTCATCAGTTTCCATGTAATGACCATTAGAATCATATTCATCCCAATTAAAGGTAAACATACCATCAGTGACCGCCTCGTCACCAGCAAACAACAAAATGTCATCCGCAGTAGATACATTAGTGTTTTCAGCAGTTGGGTTGTTAATTTTATTACGAACAAAAACGCCACTAACTTTATTTGCACTGATTACTGGTGAAAGGTTTGAATCAAATGAAGTCATATTAACAATCATCTCTAATGACTGTGAACCTTTCATTCTATAAATTTCATTTTCACCAGAAGCAATAATCATCGGTTCAATGAAATGTTTATTGGTATTGTTGTAAATCTGATATTCATCAGTTAATGAATATGGCGCATTGACTGATAACTGAGAAGTCTCACCATATGTACCACGAAGTGACAATCTATAATCAGTTGCATCGAAATCCATAACCTCAACGCTAGGCATCATAGTTGAGTATGAGATATGGTATGATGCAGTAACATCAGCACCACCAAATGCTCCAGTGAAGACTGCATTGAGTGGTGTTCCACCCGAATTCACAATCTCAATGGTATAATAATCATAATCCTTATCAACGATAAGATATGATGTACCAACTATAGTTGAACTTAACGCATTGCTTAAGTAGTTTCCAGAAATACTAGTAAATGGACCCTTCAGCACATTACTTAATGTAACTTTATCGCCAACCTGGAAGCCGTGATTGTTATGATAAACACGAACCTTATTTGATCCTTCAACAGCAAAACACGGATTAGTCTTAAGCTCTCTACCCATAAGCTCTTTATTCATGAATACTACGTTTGCAGCTTTTGATGTATCGAAGCTAGCTTTATGCAAAATAAAGGTTAAATCTGCTGTTTGGTCTGCCGTCCAGGTTGAATTATTTTGAGAAGTAAATAATGATCCAGTAAATGGCTGTTGAGTAACCAAAGATGGCTTACCAAATTCTTGAGTACCAACTCTTGCTATGCGAACATAGTATTCAGATGAAGCTGATCCAACAACTACGCAATATTCCACATCTGGTTTCAAATAAACTGGTTCAGTAAATTTAAAGGTTGTTCCTGTATGTGAGGAACCAGTTGAAATATATGTATCTGGATATACTGTTACTTCACCAGGAGTCAATACTTTTCTAGCAAAGACTTGTTGTCCAGGATAACCATTTACGACATTCTTTAGTTCACACCAAACATTAATATTTTCGGTTGGTTTAGCAGTAAAGTAAACAGTTAGACCCGTTGCAAATACTCCAGATTTTTCCGATATTTTGAATGTTTGTGCAATCGGGTCCATAGCAGGTCCCGTAAAGGCGACAGCATTAAATGCTGATGCAACAGATTCAACACCCCAAAATGTAGAAGTATTAGTTGCGACTCTAGGTTGCAATTGGTTAACCTGAGAAGTTACTGTTGATTGTGCAGTGGTTGTGCTTGTAGTAGATGTTGTGGTATTAGAATCAATTCTAGTCTGAGTATCAGACAATGTTCTTGACTCAGATACTGGAGTAGTATTAAATGATGCAGAAATATTATTCGTGACTGTAGTCTGACGAACTTTTGATTGTCCTAATGCATAGTAATCTGCTTCTGTTGTAGATGCAGTCTTTGCAAAATCAGCACGATTTTGTGGATCATCAGTCAAGAAGAATTTTCGAGTTCCAATTGGAAAACGTAAATCATTTCTGTTTGGAATCATAAATTCACCCATGATTGTTCCAAGTGAATTTGTTTTAATATCCAATTCATTTAATTTACGAAGTGCGAGTACCTGTGCCTTTACACCACTTGTTGTGGTTTGAATGGTTGCACCAACTGTAAAGACACCATTTCTGTTTACTACCTTAATTACTTTTTCAGCCACACCCTGAGAATTAAGTTGATCAATAACATCTACAACAATAGCAGATGCAGTGATAGCACCACCAACTCCAAGCTGTTGTATCATATCACCTTCTGGATACATAATTTCTTGACGATTAACATCAGCTGGTGATTGTTCAGTTGCACGAATACTATCAATTTTTGCGATTGGACGATCAGTTACAGTTCTAACATCATTCCATTGAGTGGCAATGGTAGCCCAATTGCTAGAAGAACGATTAAGTTGTGCTCTATTTGGAGCAACGATTCTATCTGCTTTATTAGGATCAGTTTTAGAAGCAATTTGAGGACCTTGAGCAACACCAGCAAAAGTATTTGTTCTAAGTTGGTTATTTGTGCCAAGGCGTAATTCTAGGCGTTCACCTGGAATAGCTGCGATTGCATTTTTAACTGAAGACGAAACTGTCGTAGACGCAAGAGTAGCAACATTCTTACTTGGAGTTGAAGCAAATTCTTTTAATGAATCTGCTAAAGCGTTTGGAAGTAAGAATTTATCACCAGATGAACTTGTTTCGTCATATGCAATTACAATTTCTTCTAAAGGTAGAACAAAAGATTGAACGCTCTTACCATCAAAAAATGCATACATTTTAGTGTTTGGTTTCAGACCAGTTGCTTTAAAAATAACTGGTCGAGAACGAATAAACGGAACATATCCCAAATCGACCATGTTGTCTTGAGCACTACTGGAAACCTGTGGACTAATTGTTGTATTAGTTCCGGATCTAACTTGATCAGTTAACGTAGTTGTTGATATTAAGTTGTTAGCTGTTACTGATGTTGTTATTTCTGTGGTAATTGGTCGAGTTGTAGTTGTAGTTACCAACTCAGACTGTGCTGTTGCTGTTCTAGTGAAAGTATTAGTTCCAGATTGAGTTCTAGTTATTGTATTAATTCCAGTTTGAACATTAGTAGTTGTTCTTCCACGACGACTTGGAAGAGCTTCAAAAACTGGCACTTGATCAACACTAACTAATCTATTAAGATTTTCTACAGTAGAAGATACTGTTGTGGCACCAACAATGGGTGTAGTAACAGTTGATGTGGTTGCTTCACCTACTGTGGTTCTAGTTGTTGAAGACGAGGTTGAAGGTAAAGCAGTAACTGTTGTTGAACTAGAAGTACCGATTGTTTGCCATGAATTCCATTGAGTACCTAAAACTCCAGCCTTTTCAGAAAGGGCAGCAATTGCAGAATAGTTATCAACATTAACAATAACATCTGGTCTACGTTGTTCTTCAAACCAATGATCCTCAGATGGGAACAACTCCATAGAACCTTTGTAAATCACAATGCTATATGGATTACAGCTGATAATACCTTCAGCTCCAGCTGAAGCAACAGGCTGTACCACAGAAGGTATTGATACATAAGGTAGAGTAATTAAACTTCCAGACTTTTGATAATGTTGGTTTGTTTTCTGTGAACCAGACAAGAACCTTTCTTCAAAAGCAACATTTGTAACTTCAGCAAATGCTCTGCACTCTTGCTGTTGAAAATCAATGGCACATAGGTAATCTGGATGTAGAACATCTCCACCATTTTGTGAGGTAAATTGATCGACAAGGATACCAGCCTTATATCTCTCTAGACCATTCTGATCAACAATTTGCTGCTCTATGGTATTTTTCTCTAATAACGATAACTGTGTATAGTATTCTAGACTTTCAATTCGTTTTTCCAAACGTCCAATATCTTTCATAGTATATCGTTTGTGTTCCAATTTCTTGATAGTCACAAACGGTGCAGAAGAAATGATAGTATATGGCTGAAGGGTTACTTCCGCAATAGTTAAAGTGTTATCTTTATCTGGAGCTGTCTGTAAACTATAGCCAGAAGAACCTTGAAGAATTGTTATTGAAGAATCAGTTCCAATACAAATTTTGTCCTTTCTAGGAAGGAAATAACTATAGTCGCAAATGAAATCAAAGCCCATTGCAAAAGGTTCAGTGATAGAAGAACCAGAACCATTGAAATCAACCCCGGCATCGGAGATACGAGGACGGAAATCTAAAACATCTCTTAGTTCAGCTTGAATCTTGTAGTATGGCACACCAACATAAGAGTCTACACTGAAATAATCTCCCGCACTATGGTCATAATATTCAAAAGTTATATGCAGGCTATTATCTGGTGCTTTCTCTCCACGTAGACGCCGAATCTTTGATATTCCATAAAAGAATGGTGTTTGACCAGTCAACAATTGATACTTGTCAGTTACATCGGTGCTATCAGTTAAAGAGAATGCATCATATGTAACGTCACCACCAGTTAATGGTAAATTCGTTCTATCACCAGAAATTTTAATTGACAAGATGTTAACTACATCAGCTTCAGTCAATGAAATTTCTTCACTTTCAATTTCATCTTTATTTGTTAGCTCAATTGTCTTGATCTTAAGTGTCTTGATCTTTTCTCGAGCAGCAATTGATGATTTATTAATAGTGGCGATAACTTCTAATGATTCAGTATTACCTCCACGAGTTACGGTGATTTGCTTATTGTCAGAACTACGTACAATTGGAAGATCAACAATAACACCATCAGTTGTTTGAGCAATAATGTATGATCCAACTTGATTTGGATTAGCAAAAGTTTCGCCGGGAACAGTCAATGAAGCAGTATCACCAGCTCCCAAATCTATGCGGCGACGAACAGAGTAAGTAGTGTTTGAAGTATAATCGTCTGGTGCTTTAATAGTACGCATGTATGCTTTTGGAAATGGCACCAAGAGCGAACCAGAATTTTCAAAAGATGAAGTAAACTTCTCAACTAATTGAGAAGAAGCAGTTGCGCCAACTGCTGATGTTAATGATAAGGTAATATCAGAATCAATAACATCAGAAACAATGTAGCGAGTGCCATTAATGACTAAATGCTGTCCAGGTGAAACCTCACTTGTGAAATATGTACCATTACCATTAATGGTCTTTTGTCCAGAAGTGTAAGCAACTATACCTGATAACTTTTCTTTAATTTCAATAATGTCACAGCTAAAATATGTTGCAGGCTGTTGCAATGAGTGTGCATGTATGTCCCAACTATATCCAGGCTTTAAACGAACATCAAAAACCTGCAACTTGTAATGAGTATATTCTGAACCAATCGTTCCACCAACATAATCAATAGAACGAACGCGACAAGTTCCAATAACTTCTGGATTTGCGGGTGGTGCTGAGATTGTAAATGATCCTGCAGTGTATGAACCACCACCATCTACAATCTTAATACCAATCAATTCAGAAGATGGACTAATGATGGGCTTAAGAACTGCACCCGTGCCAGCGACACCAGTAATGGTTGGCGGAGAAGTGCGAGAGTATCCGAAACCACTATCAGTAATAGTAACGACATCAATCACGCCACCATTTACAGTATAAGTTGCAGTTGCTTGTCTCTTAAGAGCTGCATGTGATTGTGCTTTCTTTAAATAGTAAATATCGACAACTTCAGCTTCATCAATATTAGGTAGACCAACAAGATTTGTTACATGAGTATATGCACCAACATAAGTATTGATATTAGCATTTTGAACTGTGGTATATTCTCGAGCTTTTTCACCAACTACAATAGCGTTTGATTGTAGCTCAGTCTCATAACCACGAATGTATGCCTTACCAGGATATACTTGGTAAGCAATCATCTGCTCATTGAACTGTTGCTGTTCTAAGGTTTCTTCATCTTCTGGAATGAAAATGCCGGAATTATAATATGGGCGAGCCACATATTGCCAACTTACACCACCATCAAATACTCGATAATTAACTCCTGTTAAAATTGGATCTGTAGCTCCTGATGTTCCAGTGCTGCGTGCCTCCCAATAGTAACCATTGCTATAGCAAACATCGCCCGACAAATAAACGCGCCCAGACTCCCACGCCCCTCGATTGTTGTTACGATAATTCTTTGGTTGAACACCGAAAGGAACAATTTCGTAATCACCAGACTCATCATAGGTACGCTTAGCGAACATCTTCTCGATTTCGCTATACTTTGTCTCATTGACCTTTTTGATGATGGAACCATCACGAACTTGTAACAATTCAACAAACTGATCTGAAGTGTTTTCAGTAGTTTCTGTCTCATAATCTTTCTTCACAAGATCGAGAGTAATCTTATATCGATGCGCGCCAGGAGCAGCATAGTTACTGTAGCCTAGAGCATTATCATATAGATCAGTATCAGTCTTTTCCGTAATTAGCTCTTCAACAACATTTAGTCCGACACGATATGTGGGACGATCGCTGTACTTTTCTAAGGTAATAATCTGACGAGCAACACGACAGAAGATACCACTGATATAGTAGATACCATCATTGATTGTGACAATACTACCAAATCCAGTTGCATTGGCACTATCCAAACGAATCTGCTGCTCAGTATCAACATCAATCAGAACTTCACCATCGATGAATTCAGTAACGTCATCACCCGACTCCAAGTACTTGAAGAAGATAGTGGGTGGATCACCAGATCCCGATAACTCGTAGTGAACGATCTTTCCTTTAACTCCTGAAGTCTGTCCACGAATTGTCACACCTATCATAGAGGTGATCAAGGTATCAGAACTAACACCATTATGGGTTCCAGTCAAACGACCATAGTAAATTACATTATCATAGAAGATATGTCCAGGAATAACCATGGAACCATTTTTGAAGATGTGATCACCATGGTTACGAATCTGCTGTTGCAGAATGCTCTGTAATGAATTTAGCTCGCGAGTCTGTACTGGCTTGCCTGGTGTGAACAGAACTCGGTAATAATCGTTATTAGGATCAGTATCGTCAAAATAAGGAGCAATGTTGAAGTCAAGCATACGAAGGGGTTTCCCTTTAAAAAGAATTTGTATTAAAAGTATTTATGCTAAGTCAGAACTGAAATACGACTTTAACATCTTCAACCTGATTATCAGCACGAGTAATGGGACGACGATTCTCATAGTATGCAACAAGACCAGAGTTAGGCTCAACATCCGGAGGTGTCACGGTGTTGATATCTGGTCCGCTGCCGGAAGCAACTCCACCTGAAGTATAAAGATTGTATGGATGACCCGATGCAAAAACTGCACTAGGATCTGCTCCTGCTAGATTATTTTCAACTGGTGTACGAATCACCTTAACCACACTCGTAGCACCAACCTGAACGTCAACAATGATACCACGAGCTTTTGTGGTATCGTCTTCAATGATACCATCAATAACCAATGATCCTGAAGTAGGATTATCGACATCTAGAATGAAACAGTTGTTTGCCGTAGTTGCAGTAAGCGCGTCCGTAGTACCATACTGTAATGGATCTACCAATAAGCCTAGGCGACGATAATCGTTCTGGACTGGGAAAGTACCACCACCTTCTGCATACTCTAGTCTAGTTGTTACTACAGTGTAGAAAGCATTAAGATCGTTCTCTGGATTAGCACCAAGTCCTGATGCCGGAGTGATGATGGCTTGCAGTACAGCATTGGAACCCGTACCACCTACTGTCAAAGTCATCCATGAATACCCAGTACCATTGTTACTGATAGTAATACTAGAAATTGCACCACCCGCATTAGATGTTGCAGTTGCTGCAAATCCCGTACCATCTCCCTTCACTGTGATCGGAATGTTCGACTGGGTTATACCATAGCCAGTACCGCCCGACTCGATCAGAACTGTATATACGCATCCAGCCTTGGTGTCCGCATTCACCTGACCCAACCATTGTGTATAGTCCTCAGTTCCAACACCAGGATCAGCCGATAGAGTCTTAACGGGAAAATAATCGTTAGTGACGAACTTCACCACTTCAGCCGATGTCGGTTTGGATACGAACAACCACCGATAACCATCCGATGCAGCAATAGGAGCATACGAATTAGTACCATAACCACCAGGATTGTCGGTGCTCGCAGTCTCTGGAGCATATAGGCATACATACACGTTGTTGTTAGAAGCAACCACATAGTAGTTAGCATCAGCCAGTGTCGCTGGAGTGTGATTGCCACCACCCAGAGTCTTGACAGTCTTAGTGCCATCATAGTCATGTCGATACATGTTGTAGTACTGTCCGGAAGTCCAGTCACGCTTCGCGATACCCAATGATCGATCTGAAGCTGTGATCTTCTTCATAGCGATAATATCGTCATACACAAACTGCACAGTCTGCTCAGCATCCAGAGGTGTATCAGGACTGGTGTCAGATGCCCATGGTTGAGGACGTCCAATGAACAAGTAGTAGTTACTTGCTGAGTTGATAAATGTTCGTGCGTTCAAAACCCGAAATCGGTTAGTTGCAATAGCGCCCATGTGATAATTAGCCTCTTTTTTCTAGTAATGCCAAGATAATTGAAAAACCATGCTTAAATGCAGTTTTAAGGGTTCAAACTCACCCTGTTTTATGCGTCCTTTTTTGACCCCTAAGTCCGACGCATACACAGACATGGGTTTTGTTTCCTTAACTCGATGAGAAAAGCCATTATTTTCCAACTCACCGTGTTTTA